TATATGCAGCGATGATCTCCCGTTGGTTGGAATCCGGCGGATCGACCAAGCTGTTTGGTTTCACCGTGATCTGCACCAACCGGATCGTGAACACTACCGCTACTGACATCGACAGTTGCTTCGCTTACTCGGCCAAACGTGGACTCTACATGGCTCCCGAAAAGCTTGAGATCCACATGGATGTCCTTCCAACTCAACAACATGCCTTGCAAATCAGCGCATATGCGACACTAGGCTTTATGCGACGTTTCGAGAAGGGTGTCGTTATGATCCCCTGCGACCGCAGTCCTGCCTAATCAATTCCACCACTGAAAGGAAAACCATCTCATGGCATCTATTAATACCGCAGAACGAACCGCACAACTCGAAACGCTTTACAAGCGTGAGGTCTCTCCTTCTTATCGGCAGCTTCAAGCTCCCTTGAGAATCGCGAGCTATGAAACGATCACTCTCACCGCAAGCTCCGTTACCGCAGGCGACACTATCGTCCTCGGAACGCTTGGTTGTGGCGGGCGAATCATCCCAGAGCATTGCCGGATTGTCGGCACGGGCGGAAGCGTTCAAGGAACCGTCAAGGTTCAGAAGGTCAATTCCGAAGGAACTGCTACTGATGTCACTGGCCTTGCTACGCTTGCCACTGATGAAACGGCAGTTCCGTTCCTCAAGAGGTCCGGTGCGCGCACGCTTGCCGATTTTGAAGCAACTGATTACCTTCAGTTGACAATCGGCACTGCGACCGCACTTGCTGCTGGCGACACTGTTGAGCTTTATCTGGCTTACTCGTCAGACGAAGCTTCCTGATCCACTTCAACATCCCGCTCATCCTTCGGGGTGAGCGGGTTTTCTTTGAATCGCGGGATAGTCTAGAGGTATGACGGGAGGTTCATATTCTCCAAACACGGGTTCGATTCCCGTTCCCGCAATCTACTGCGAACATGGCTGATGTAGACATCGCGAACCTAGCCCTCTCCCATCTGGGAGCGCAAAGGATCGCGTCACTGTCTGATACCAGCAAGAACGCTATCGCCTGCCGCCTGCATTACGACACGGTTCGCGACTCGCTACTCAGAACCAGGCTTTGGAAATTCGCCATCGTCCCGGTCAAACTGTCGAAGCTTGCGGATGCTCCCATCTTCGGCTGGAGCAACGCATTCGTCCTCCCGCACGATTTCCTGCGTGTCGCTACGTTCAACGGTTTCGAGGTCGATCTCCGCGCCTCAGAGTTCCGCATCGAGGGACTCACGCTACTGACTGACGCTGATGAGGCGCAGATCACCTACGTTCAGCGAGGAGTTTCCGCAGATCGCTTCGATTCCAACTTCGTCGAGGTGCTTGCCTACCGTCTCGCGGCAGCAATCGCGATGGAGATCACGCAGTCCGCCGATCTCCGCAACATGATGGAGGCAATGGCGGCAGAGAAGCAGAAAAAGGCAGGACATGTCAACGCCGCACAAGGACGCTCGACCGTGATCTCGGGACCGTCTGACGCAGCATTCGGGAGGCACTATTAATGGCTACACCTACCGACATCTGCAACATGGCGATCTCACGGTTGGGGCAACCGAAGATCAACGATATCGGCGAGAACTCAGCGGCAGCAATCGCTTGCCGCGATCACTTTGAACCAGTTCGGGATGCTCTCCTGCGCGGACATCCTTGGAACTTCGCGACCGTTAGGGCGGATCTTGCTGAAGGTGCGACTCCCGAATACGGCTGGAGCAGATCCTTTACCCTGCCGGATGACTTCCTGCGACTCAATACCGTCAACGGAGTCGAGGCATCGAGGTGCGAGGCAGACTACTCCCTGACGTTTAGAACGATCTACAGCAACGCGGACACGCTCCAGGTTACCTACGTCAAGCAGATCGAGGACACTACCCTGTTCGATCCTCTGTTCGTCGAGGCATTCGTTCTTAAGCTTGCCGCAGCAATCGCTCCCAGCATCGCAGATCCCACTGAGAAGAGCGCGATGGAGGGACTGTCCGCTAGCAGGCTAAGGGATGCCGCCTTCGCAGACGCGAGCGAAAACCGCTCGATGATCTCGACAACGTCGATGGGCGCGGCATCCCGCTACTATCGACCGCAGGCAGTAGCATTCGACGCATGGGGACCGTCCGTTGGGATCAAGGGGGGGGACGGCTGGACTCCGCTGATTAGCCTCGTCAATGACGCAGGCAGGGAGGTTGTCTACGTCTACGATTGGACGGGCGGCGACGGCATCGCACCGAAACCGGGAATCGGCTACGTTGGCAGATACGGGATTGTTTCAAACATCGCGGATGCGGTTAGCATTCGTGGAACTAATGGACCCAACTCCGTCACTACGTCCACAACCACTAATATCTCGGGACTTCTGAAAGGTAATGGCAATGTCGTCTCTGCGGCTACTGCCGGAACCGATTATGCTGCCGCAGAACACACTCACGATGGGGATACACTCGGATTTGTTGAGAAGATTCAGTTCGATACGACTCCCACGGGAGTTGCTACAACCGTTGGGGATTTGATCTGGAATGTCGAGGAAGAGACGCTCGATCTACAGTTAGACGGGTTTTTGATGCATATCGGGCAGCACCTGATCTACCATGCGCAAAATCAATCGGGATCGCCAATTGCCAAGGGCACTCCGGTCATGTTCGATGGAACGGATGGAGGTAGCGGAAAACTTCTCATCAAGCCCTGGGATGGGACAGGTCCGGCAACCCTATTCATGGGGATAACCGGAGAAACATTTGCAAATGGACATCAAGGTAGCGTAGTGGCTTTTGGAAAACTCAGAGACATCCAGACCAACGGCGCGAACTACAGTCAAACGTGGGCAAATGGAGAAATTATTTATGCAGGGACCAACGCAGTAAAACTGACAAATACAAAACCTTCTGCGCCAAATCCCATAGTTGAGGTGATGGCAGTAATCCGATCCCACGCTAACGCTGGGATTGTTTTTGTTCGCCCGAATTATTTCACTGCGGATGTCTTTGGACCGTCGAGCGCGACCGATAACGCCATCGCTAGATTCGACGGGACGACCGGGAAGTTGATCCAAACTGGTGGCATCACCATCGCTGACGGGGCTACAGGCACTTTGGCTGGGTCCAACTCCGGTGACGTTACGCTAACCGGAACCCCGAACTACCTGACTATCGCGAACCAAGTCATCACCCGTAACAACGTAAATCTGGGTTCCCACGTTACCGGGACTCTCCCTGTCGCGAACGGTGGCACTGGGCAAACTTCCCTTGGCGCGATCAACGCAGCCGACTTTGGGTCTGGCGCAGCAGCCGATAACTACGTCCTCACCGCAGATGGCGCAGGAGGAGCGGCATGGGAAGTTTCGGGAGCGCCCATAACGGGGACGGGACTTGCTTACGTTCGCACGGGAGGCGATAACTCAACCGCAGTGATCGGCAATCCCTCAAAGCCTTATTCAACCGGACAGGCTGCGTGGAACGCGAACGCGACTAGTTTCGATTTTGGTCCCGGCTCATTTTCAATTGATGCGGCTTTTGGTAGCGGTGGGTATTCTTTGCCGATTTATGTGCAAGGCGCAGGTATTTCGGCCTCCACTCTTACATTTACATGGAGAGGGGAGGATGGAGTAGAGCAGAACGGATTTACCGCGCCGGATTTAAATCTTTCATCAGATAAAAGCGTCTACTTGATAGTCGCCATTGAGGGCGGGGACGGAACATCCGCCGTATCAGACCCATATAACGGTGGAAACGTCGCCAATCATTATTTTTCTAATTGCTACATTAGCACATTGTCACTTACGCAAGGCGCAGGATGCAACGGTGGAACAAGCGGAACTCAAGCAACCTCTTCTGGTGCTGAGTTCACGACCATCGTCACGGGGGCACTTCAAGGCTCAACGATTTACAAAAACGCAATCCTTGAGGCTGGAGTCTTTTCTCCTGACAAGCTAACAGATGGGAACAAGGGCAATATTACCGTCTCTGCATCAGGAACCGCATGGAGCGTAAATCAAAACTCCTTACAGCTTGACACGCTTGTTGCCGCAACTGCCAAAGGGAAAATTATCGGAAGAAAAACCGCAGGGGCTGGCAATTTTGAGGAATGCGACATCTCTGATTTTATTACAATTACACCCCCCGCTGCAACAACATCTAACATCACAGACAACACAAACACTGTTTCCAATATTACCGGAATGTCCTTTTCTATTGCTGCTAACGAAAAGGTTACGGCAATTTTTAAAGGTTTCTGGGCTACAAACACCTCTGGGTCTGGATTCAAATATGCGTTCACTGGCCCAAGTTCACCGACTGCCGTGCAGATTGGCGATTTTTGCCTTACGTCCGCGACTGCGGGTAGGACAGAATCCGGCATGACCGCATTCGGCACTGTCGCAACTCAAGGAGGTGGCACTCTGTTAAACAGTGCCATGCCGATCATGATTCAGATTTTTGTTAACAATGGGTCAACTCCCGGCACTGTTCAATTGCAAATGAGCGGAGAGGTCAATGGCTCCACTTTCACGCTTTATAAAGGTTTCACGATGCAAGTCCTCAGAATCCCATGATCGCGACAATCCACGACATCCTTTCGATTGCGTGGCCTGACCGTGGGGGTTGGCGCGTCTACGGCGAAGAGATCACCGCAGGAGACGGTGGACCCGTCCCAACGATGGAGGAGATCGAAGCGGCACGACCTGCTGCTGAGATCCTCCATGCCGCGCACCTGGCAGCAGCTACCCTTGCAAATACACGGGCGAACTTGATCCTGACCCGCGCGCAATTTGGTGAGATGCTGATCCGCCGTGGGATCAAAGCCACCGTCCTTGCCGCCATTGCCGCGATCCCAGATCAGACCACTCGCGACATTATGACCGAATGGTTTGAGTATGCCCCCACCGTTCGCAGGACTTCTCCAAAAGTCGAGGCGATCCGCCAGCAGTTGATGATCGATGCGGATGACGTTGACCTTTGGTTTACGGAAGCAATGTCCTACGAGTAATTACAAATGAGCCTACACGTTCACCGCAACAGCTTCAACGCAGGCGAGCTATCTCCGCTCATGGATGCTCGCGTGGACGATGCGAAGCATCCGTTCTCCTGCCGGATCATGGAGAACTTCCTACCGAAGATTTACGGAGGAGCGTTTCGTAGGCCGGGAACTATGTATCTGGGGACGTTGCCAACGGTTGAGAATTGGAGTCAAACCATTGCGCCAAACAACTTAGACGGCACAAACACTGTGCCAAGCGCAACTGACGACACTCCTACTTACCAGATTGGCAGCCTGTGGTTGCGAAATGTCCAGATTCCCTACCGTTGCTCAAACGCAACTGCCGCAAGCGCAGTTTGGGGACAACTAGGAGTGAGGCATGATCTTGTCCAAGTAGGAACTCCAGGGAACGACCAAAACTCAAGCGTTGGATACGGAGTCCACTCACTTTGGGTAGCTGGCGGAACAATTTACAAATGCACCGCAGTAACTGCTAATAGTGCAACTTGGTCACAAGTAACCGTATTCTGCAACCTTACTGCAACGCTTGCTCCAACGACTAGCAACTACGTCAGCATCGTTGTCGGGTCTTTGTGGCTCATCCCAGATACTGGAGCCTTGTGGGAATGCACTGCTCGACCGACAGGGACTACTGCGACTTGGGTAAGGCGCACCGCCCCGGTTCTTAAAGAGATCCCACAAAGCACTGTTCATGTTGCCACAAAAGGTTTCGACGTGGGAGACTTTGCGATATACAAAGGATTTGCTTGGAAGTTGACGAGTTTAGGCCCAGGGAGCGCAACGTGGACACAGCAATTGGTGAAGCATTCGACCGAAGAAGAACGTAACCCAATTTCCACCGACGACACATTGGACGGATTTTCGGTTGAATCAATTTGGGTGCAAAACATTCGGACTTTGTATGTTTGCAATAGCGCAACGGCAAACTCTGCGGTGTGGGTAATTGATACGGATGCAAATGAACTCAACGCCACAAGAGATCCCATTGGATCTGACGTTGAAAACTATTGGATAAATGCAAGCACCAAAACAGGTTGGGCTCGCGGCGCGGCATCGACTACC